CGTTATGAGGGACTCTCCTTTGTGACAAAGACGCTACCCGCTTTTGGTAAGCATGTTTTACATGCATACCGTACGGGGCAGTTCCAGAGTTGTCCTTATTTTCATAAGAGGCGACAACTGGCGCTCCCTGACTTCCTGTCTGGGTTAACCGAACTACTCTTTGACAAAAAGAGTGGTATACTCCTTGATGATCCATGCTATGTTGCTGCATGGGCCATACATCAAATTACAACCCTTCTCTATAAGTACCAGATTAATTTTTCTGATGCTCAAAAGAGGGTGATGGCGGAGTATCTGATGGAAGTGGATAAGTCACTCCCTGTTGATGTCTTTATTTCATCAATTGGGGTACGACCATCCTATAAGCGGGAAGCAATATTATCAACTGCAGCCAACTTATTGGAGGAGGTGTTCGAAGGTGTTGACCTTCGCAATATTTATCCTTCACATGGGCCTGGCTCTACTAATGAAGGCCGTCTGGAACAATATGAAAAATATCATTTCAGGCATTTTGACGAGCGATTGGGTAGAATATATCCCGAGGGTGATTTCACTCATCCCTCTGCTCAGTCAAGCTCTCTCGCGAACGGATGGGGCCTTGTGCCCTGGACGCCGCAGATGGTTTTGTGTGAACCCGCACGCAGTGTGCGTTGCGACACAGATCACAAGATCAGAACAGCCATAGTTCATATGGTCCCTAAAGATTCAAGGGGACCTAGACTAATTTCCGCTGAGCCGAAAGAGCTTATGTGGATTCAACAAGGACAGGAAACTGTTTTAGTTGAAAGGCTTGAGAGTCACTACCTAACGAAAGGGCATGTTAATTTCCGTTCGCAGGAGGTCAATCGCCTTCTAGCAAAAAATGGAAGTGCCTCTGGTCTTTGGGCCACGTTAGACCTAAAGGAGGCGTCTGACCGGAATTCTGTTTTTCTGGTTGGGCGTCTTTTGCCTTCAGAAGTATTCGCTGCACTCTGGGCTACGCGTAGTACGCATAACCGTGTCCGGATTCCGTCCACTAGAAGTGGTGAGGAGGAGAAAATCGTTGATTTTCGATTAAGAAAATTTGCCCCTATGGGCTCAGCGATATGTTTCCCGGTTGAGGCTTCTATATTTTGGAGCCTCACAGTAGCGGAGTTGATGGTATCAAGAGGAATGTCAAAACAGGAAGCGGCCTCACAAGTCTTCGTTTACGGAGACGACATCATAGTACCTTCGAAATATGCTGAAGGCGTGATGCATACACTGGCAGACTGTTCCCTTATTGTCAATAGGGATAAGTCTTACAGTACAGGTCCGTTTCGCGAGAGCTGTGGGATGGATGCTTTCCTTGGTGTTGATATTACACCAGTGAAGCTGAAAAAACGAGCTCCAAGTAGCAAAGCTGATGTAAAGAGTTTGGTTGGATGGACTGAATCAGCGAATTTGTTAAGCTGGCGAGGTCTCAATCGAGCTTCCGAGGTACTCTTTAAACATATTGAGAGCATACTCGGGCCGCTGCCTAAGGGACCCCAGAACTCTGGCCTTTTGGTTAGAGAGACTGTGGAACCATTCGAGAATTATCTCGAGCCCGTAAGGGCGCAAGCGGTTAAATGGATTCCGAAGTGGAAGGGTGAAGAGTTTTCGGTTCTTGACATCGACCGTAACTCATTCAACAGACCCAACACGTACGGTTACTGCTTAAAAGGATGGGCAGCGCGCTCTATTAGAGTGACGCCCACACCAAAGCAATTTCCCGAGGAACACGCGTATATGCACTACGTCTCCTTAAAAGGAGATGGCCGACATAATGTCGGAAACACGCGTACATTCAGCCCTAAGGATAAAGTAAAACTTCATCGGGCTGTCCGAGTAATCGGATAGATCGCATGAATTGTGCACAGGGGGTACCCATTAATTTGGGG